CAAAAATCTTGCCAGATGTGTTCAAAATTTTTAGTGTTCCACCACATTATACTGCTGTTCATTCCTGTGAATGCTGATTTCTGTAGATATCTAAAGTCTTTTATGGTCCAAAAATAATCAGTGTGCAAGCACGGAATCCAAGACACATCATCAATAATGACCACGTCCAAGTCCATGTACAACAAATTGCCCGAATAGTGCTCAGGATTGAACAACTGCATCTTGTACCACCACTCGCGTTTGGGTCCTGCAATGCCTGGCCATTCTTGCAGTGCATGTTTTATCATGTGATCGGGCACAGGTCTTGTGGCTTCAGTGTACACATGAAAACGTATGCCGTTGGGCAAATTACGGCTCAGCATGTTGTAGAGTTTTTCCACATATTGCCAATCGTATCCTGTGCCGTGTATCACACAAGCACAATCAGTTATGCTGTCAACAGTGCGGGCTCGATTCTTTTTAGCCATAGTCCTTCTCTTAGTTCTTCCACAGTGTATTCAGTATGGCATATCTTTGCTAGCCATAGTTCTCTATCTATATTGTAAGGTTGTTCAATGTCAGGCATACCCACTGCCACAGGATATGCCAGGCTGCTGTGTGCCACAATGGGCCTACATCCTGCAATGCCTGCTTGTATGCCTGGTCCTGAGTTGTGATTTACCACAGCATGACAGTTGAAGTGCATGTCAAAACTGTCATAAGTGTTGGCCACGGGTCTAGCAACTTCCATTGTGGTTCCTGCAGGCATGTATGGCATGCGCAGTGGGCTTCGTGGATGTGCTCGTATGCATATGGGACGATCAGTTGAGTTGCGTAGTTGTTGAATCTGCATCAGCACCCACTCTTCCATGCTGCCTATGCCAGCAACTTGCAGGCTGTTCTTGTGTTGTGCGGCAATGATGATTTCTGGTCGTGGATTGACTTGAGTGGCCAAACTTATTTGCAACTGCTTGGGCCGTCCCAGATCTAAATTGTGCTCATGTCCGTAATATCCATCTCTGGTAATGTGATTAATTGCCAATTTCCAAGTTTGTCCACGATACAACGCACCAATATCTATCACAATCACAGGTTTGTTCTGACTGCGATAGTGCTCGTATACCCCTTGATTGGGCCGCATTCGACCATGCCATAACACTGACCAAATCACCGCGGCATCAGCAGTCATTGAATTCTCTTGTGTTTGTATACCCGCGGCTTGACAGCAATCCAAGAATGCACTCATCACTGGCTTGCTGTTCAATGCACACTGGGCAGGAAAATAGGCTATGCTTTTGATCACTGTAAATACGCTTATGAAATACACTGTAGTTACCACTTTCAACGCCGAAGGTTACAAGACTTATGGTCGGCGAATGATTCGAACTTTTTTGGACGCCTGGCCCAACACAGTTGAACTGTTGGTGTATGCTGAAGATTGCGCAGTACCAACTCAAGCCAGCAACCTGCAGGTAATTGATTTGCACACTGCCAGTTCTGAATTGGTGGCATTCAAACAACGTTATCATCTGGATCCCAGGGCCAATGGACAAAGTCCAGATCCCAAACGCCGTGATGCACACAAACCATTCAAATGGCATGCCATAAGATTCAGTCACAAAGTTTACAGCATCATGGCCGCTGCCAAAAAGACTAATGCAGATTGGTTGATATGGATGGATGCTGACATGGTGTGTCATACTGCCATAACCGAACAAGATCTTGACCGTATGTTGCCCGCGGATCGTGATTTGTGTTTTTTGGGTCGTGCGAACAAATTCAGCGAATGTGGACTGTACGGCATGAACTTGCGGTCGCCTGCCACACAAGATTTTTTACAAAAATTTCAACGCATGTATGATCAAGCCGAAACAGGAATTTTTACATTGATTGAATGGCATGACAGTTTTGTGTTTGATGCTGTAAGAAAACAATGTACGTTGAAAGAATTAGACTGGACCGGACACATGATCACTGGCGAAGGCCATCCTTTGGTCAACTGCGAATGGGGGCGTTGGCTGGATCATCTCAAAGGTGCAAGAAAAACCAGTGGGCAAAGTTGGGCCAAAGATTTTAAAACTCCCAGGTCTGAAAGTTACTGGCGCAACATCAAATGACCAACTGGATATATCTCAGCAAAAAAGGCGAGGATGAGTACATGGATTTGTTGGCTCAAGGTGCCGGCACACAGCCCACTGAGTTGGAAACCTGGCAGTACGAATCTAGCAAGGATCCTTTGGTGTTGCGTGGCATCATGAAACACAAGATCATCAAACAGTGTTGGCAAGACAGTCGCAGATTCAGATACATGGATTCTGGTTATCTGGGCAATCGTCCCAGTTATCGAAATCCGCACGGTTGGAAACACTGGCATCGCATAGTGGACAATGACCTACAACACAACACTGTGCTGCCCAGACCCAGTGATCGTTGGAATCGACTGGGTATTGAACTACATGCCCGACGTCGTGGCAGCAAGATTCTAATTGTGGCACCAGATGAAAAACCCTGTGTGTTTTACGGCATTGAATTGGCTGCATGGCTGCAACAAGCCACAGATACCATCAAGACATTTACTGATAGACCCATAGAAATTCGTGATCGTGCTCGCAGTCGTACTAGTCGTAAAACCAACACAGTGGAACATGCTTTGCAAGATGTGCATGCTGTGGTCACATTCAATTCCATAGCTGCCACCGAAAGTGTGATTGCCGGCGTGCCTGTGTTTGTGTTGGCTCCGTGCAATGCTGCTCGTCCCATGGCCAATGTCAGTCTTGATCGCATAGACGACCCTTGGTTTCCCGACCACGACGCCAGACTGGCCTGGGCACATCATCTAGCCTATGGACAGTTTCACATTGACGAGTTAAAAAACGGCACTGCTCTAAAGATATTGAAACAAACCGAAGAGCTGATGCCGGGCAAAATAGATCAATAAATAGGCAAGAAATAAAAATTCTTTAAGGAACAATATGTATCAAAGTCACGAATGGTGGTTTCCAGATGGAGAAACTCATTTCCCAAAAATGTTAGAAAAAAGTGTCAGCAAAGGGCTTCCCCCTGAGTATCAAGTGGCTGTGAGGCAGCTGAGTATGAAGTTTTGCAAACAACAAGGACTGGCATTGGATATTGGTGCCAACGTTGGTTTATGGTCACGGGACTTGTGCAAAGAGTTTGACACAGTGGTAGCTGTGGAGCCTGTCAAACAGTTTCGCGAATGCTTGACCCGCAATGTACCCGACAAAAATCTCACGGTGGTCAATTGTGCGTTGGGAGCCGAAAGCTCTTGGATTGACATGGTAATTGAGAAAGACAATTCAGGTCACAGTCATGTGAACACACAAACCATGGGGCAAGGACAAATACAAATGATGACCCTGGATGAATACATGGAAACCATCGATCGTCCCAAAGTGGACTATATAAAAATTGACTGTGAAGGGTACGAATATCAAATCATCCAAGGCGGCAAGCAAACACTAACCAGAGACCGTCCCATCATGGTGGTAGAGGACAAAAAACACAAGGATGTGGGTCATGTGTTTTATGACCGAGCCATAGCCACGTTGATATCCTGGGGAGCCAAAGAACTGGGTCGTGTCAGAGCCGATGTGATATTGGGATGGTCATGATAGATCCAGCATACCAATTACAACTTCGCGAATTGCATGGTCAAAATCGTTTTGATCGAGGTCGAAAAACCTATGGCATAGTAAAAGATTTTCTACGCACTTACCGGCCAGCCACTGTGTTGGATTTTGGTTGCAGCCAAGGTGGACTGATGTCAGTGATCAATCAAGAACATCCTGACATAAAAACCACTGGGTATGATCCAGGTGTGCCTGAATATCAACACTGGACTGGGCAGTTGGTGGATGCTGTGATCAGCACAGATGCCATAGAACACATAGAACCTCAGCACCTGACAGAAACGCTGATCAAAATAAATTCAGTCATGCAGATGGGGGCTTGTTTTCGTATTGCTTGTTATCCAGCCAAAAAGTTCTTGCCTGATGGGCGCAATTGTCATCTCATTGTGCAGCATCCTGACTGGTGGAGACAACAACTGCTGACTCACATGCAGGTGTCAATTGCCAAAGAAACTGTAAGCGTGGTAGATGAACGTCACAAATGGTCGCATGTGGTGGGTCACAATTACGACGTGGTCTTGGTCAAAAAACCCTAATTATTTTTTTATAAACGGCAAGAATTTCTGGTAGATTCTACCAGTGCGGCCGTCTTCGTCACTCCAGTGTGCTGAAGACAAATCATACAACCACTGCTCGCGTTCAAACTGTTTGGGATTTTCTATGTTGTTGATGTCATGATTGGCCACTTGCCAACTCACACAACTTTGGTCATCCACAAACACAGGAATACCTTGTAACACCGCAGCCACGCTGGCGCTGCTGTTGAAAAATACAGCACTGTGAGCTCCTGAAAGATTGTTCAACAATGATGTGTTCACACAGTCTAGCACATGCACATTCATTTTTTGAAAATATTTGGTACGGCGAAATGGATCAAAATCTCCAGCTCGATAGTCCCCTGGATGTGGTCTTATGTAGATTGTTCTGTTGGACACTTGACGAATCTGTGAGATTTTTTCTGCCAGCCATGCCATGGGCTGCAGACTTTTCATTGCAAAGCCGCCATCACGTTGCATGCAAATCAACACATGGCCGTTTTTTGCACTGTTGTACGGCATCATACCTACTCCCACTGCGGCACTGATTTCTTGCCATTTGTGCGCTGTGCTGTTGGCATTGGCATATTCAGCACGATCATAAAATGGACCATTCAAACTGTATCTTAGATAGGTGCCAGCATTGTCAAGATATTTCCAACATGAAGCATCAATGCACAAAGTGTGCCAGCCTCTGCTTTGTTGTTCGGCAATAATTTGTTTGCGTAAGGTTATGTTGGGTCCGCCGGTGTTGGTGGTGGCCCATCCCAGTATCACAGCCAATCGACTGGGCCTATACTGCGTGTCCCATTCTGTGATCACAGTGTCGCCTGTAGCCGCCACACCCTGTGCAAAATTTTCCAAACAAGAAATTTTACGTGGATGCTTTCGTGGATTGGCCACACTGCTTACGTAAACTGTGCAGTCAGTGGTCATTCAGTATTCTCCAGGCAGTGCCATTTCTCATGTCTTGTTCAGTGAACTGACAATAGGCCAAATGCGCTGCCCATTCTTCAACTTCGTCCATGGTGGGTATGTTGAGATTTTCAATGGCTGACACTGATCGACTGCACAAACTTTGAGCAGCATTAGGCCCTAGTGTTATGGCTGGTTTACCAAACAACAATGCTTCGGTGGCAGCAATGCTTGAAAATGTTATCAAACAATGTATGTCATCGCTCAGAGCCATTTCCATAGTGTCTTGATTTACACGCACACTGCGACTTTGTTTGCGTCTCACAACAACTTCTCGATCAGTGTGGGCATTGATTTCTGCTTGTACTGATTCTAGCCAGGTGTCCAAATTGATGTCATAGAGATTCAGCAGCTTCTGGCTGGGAGGTGCCAACAAAATTTTACTGCCGCGAGTGAATTTCTTGGGTTGCCAGCCAGTGGCCGCCAGCCTGTCTCTAGGTCGAGATATAACCGGCCCAACGTTTTGAACGTCATTGCGTGTGATACGGTGATAGAGCTTTTTCTTGCCGTTGCCAAAATATCCAGTGTCAATGTAATAAAAATCTCGTCCTGCTTCACGACATGTGTTCATTTCTTTGCGTTTGGTTATGCCACGCAACACTGCTGGAACCGTTGCACTTTGGCTCTTGGCCCAGGTGCTAATTTGCCCGCCGCAGCCTTGAACAAAACTTTGCAAAATAGGATCATACATGTGACCTTTCCTTTCATATCTATATTCACTGTCTATGGCATGTACAGTCTGATTGTCTAAGGCTCGTATTTTTTCAGTCAGTGCTTCTAAGCTCAACCCATAATATTCGCCTGCTGGGTCCACACGATATTTGATCAAATCTCTAAACAATTCTGTCAGTTCTGGTGGCACCATGTCCAGTTCATGTTGAGGCAATGGTGCAAGTTCTTGTTCTTGTTCTTGTTCTAGTTCTGGTAACCCTAAATCTAGTTCTTGTTCAGGCAGTGGGGTTTGTTCTTGTTCCATGTTATGTTCTTTGCTGACAGTAGTCAGTTAATAGTCTTTCCTTGTGCCAGTCTTCTGCAAAATCGCCTGCATCAGCAAACTCATGAAAGCAAGGTGTACCCAAGGTGTAGTGTACCAGTTTGGCATTGGGGTTGTGGTTGTATTCAACATCCAACCAGTTCCACTCCGGGGGCAGTTCACCAATACGCTCATCGTCCAACCAGGTAAACCTATGCAGTTCTGCACCTGTTGACTTTTGCACAAACTCAGGAGTTAGTTTACGATTGGGGAAACTGTTGCAGTTCCATAAGATCACACTTGACCAGTTTTTGCGTGGATAGTCTTCGTTCCGGCTGCCAAGATATTTTTCAGTCATGCGTGTTTTATAATCGTGTTTGACCACCATGACGTCTTTGGCAAGATTTTGCAACTCCCACAGTTTTACAATGTCGTCACGCAAGATCATGTCACCGTCAATGAATATGGCCCAACCTGAGTAGTCCATTAAATGTGGCACAAGAAAGCGACTGTAGATAAACTGATTGCTGCCATCAGTGTGTGTTTCGTCGTAGTCCTTGAACAAGTTCAGTGCCACAGGAATAATTGCCACCGGCTGACTGGCATGTCTGATAATCGAATTCACACATGTGTGATATGCAATGGCTTCTCTAGGATCGTATCCCACAAACACAGGAATTGGTTTCATTTTTTACGTTCTATGTCATCTTCAACACAGCGTTCACCGTATTGTATTTCAATCAACTTCAAAGGTTGATCAGTTTCGTTGCACAACTGATGCCATTCGTTGACTTTGATAAATGTATGCTCATGCATGGTCAGTTGACACTTGACTTCTTGATCAGTTGATGCCTCATCCAAGGTATACACTGTGGCGTCACCTTCGGCCACAAACCAAAACTCTGCACGGCTGTCATGTCGTTGCATGCTCAAGCAGGTTTTAGGCATCACAGTGAGTTCTTTGAGTTTGGTGTTGGCACCTACTTCGTGCAACACACGATAGTAGCCCCAGGCACGATCAGTTCGAGGTGTTTTCCATTCTGTCAGTATCCACGAACTTGAATTCATTTTGTGCTCGCCACCTACACCAAAGCGAAAGTCCACATCATCAAACACCATTTCAGGTATATTGTCGGCAGTACGGTCTCCGCCATTGGCAAAGATAAACTTGGTTCTGGGCACAGTATAGTATGTACGAGCAACACGTATAGCATCTATAGCAGTGTTGTCATCATCATTGAACTCAATCACACGATCTACCATGCGTAAGTTTTCAATGATGGCTCGACGTTCCGTGGCAGGCATGAATGGTCGACCTTTTTTGCGTGTGAGCCAAGCATCGCTGTTGATACCAACCACAAGTCTATCGCCCAAGGCCCGGGCAGCTTCGAAATAGGCTATGTGCCCAGAATGCAGTGGATCAAACCCACCTGTAACAATTACAATTTTCATGCGGGTATTTAACCGATGTGATCAACGCACCACCAAAAAGCTGTCCAAGCTGCAATGAAAAATATCAGCAAGAAGAATTCCATTTCTGCTAAATCTCGTTGCCAGCGTTCTCGATCAGTCATTTCAAGTCAGTTTTATTTCCACAGTACTACGTTTGTTGCCCTGACTTGACACTATGTCAACAATTTCAAACCCATCTACGCCTATAAAGTTAGTAGGCGTTCCTTTGGTTCTGAGATCCAATATAATACGTGTGTCTTTGTGTGAGTGTTTTTTCATCAAGTCAATATATGTCTTTACAGGATAGTGATGTCCACAGCTGAGCCAAGATGTGATCAAATCAAATTTTATATTTTCATCAATATTGATGTTGTTGGTATCGATCAAGTGATAATTTTTTGTGCCTAATTCTTGCAGTTTGGCATTTAAAAAGTCAAAAGTATGATAAAAATACAAGTTATCTGACGTTGTGTTCCAATTGCCATAAGAAGCAGACTCAGGTTTGTTACTATTTTGTTGTTGATCACCATCCAGTAACCACAACTCTGTACCGTACTTTTCTGCAAAACTGCGAGATTCGTGGGCAAATCCGCAACCAATGTCCAATAGCTTGCCAACAGGCTGCGACAAATAAGCGTCAACTGTCTCAAAATTGGCTCGTTTTTTAGCAGTGTATCTTTCTTTAGTCCATTTTTGGGCCCAAGCAGCAGAGTCGTGTGCTCCTTTGTCTGGATTGTCTATGTAGTTGTTTAAAGGGTCTTTTTGTGTCATAATGTATTTAGTTTATTAAACTGTGATATCTTCCATACCTGCTGTGCGCAGTCGCACCACGTGACCCATTTGCCACTGCTTGGTATCCAAGCCCTTCATGATGCCCAGCCAACGATTGCGTAGTAATGCCACTTCGTTGATGATGGTTTCAAAGTCCACAACTTCTTCTTCACCGTCCACATACTTTTCAGCATCACGTGCTGTGAGCGCACGAGCATAGCCTTCCAAATACTTCTTGAAGTGCCGGGTACGTATCTTGCGCAGTTGGATGTTGAGAAAGTTCAACACAGCTTCAATCTCTTGCAGCTGATTGAACCTGTGTTCAGTTATGCCCGGCAAGGCAGTGATGTTCTTTTCTACCAGGCCGCCAATTTTGCAGTCACGCTTGGCATCTGTGAGTTCTGACTCAAAGTGTGCAATGAAATCAGGTATGTTGCCAAGATCAGCGACTACTTTACTGTACCACATCAGTAGTCATCTTCTTTGTTGTAGTTGTCCTCGTCATCAAACTCTTCTTCTTCTTCTTCTTCTGCATAGTCTTTGTCATTGTCCAAATATGCAGTCAGGGCTTTCTTGATGTCTGAATCACCTTTGAAGGCTTCCCGGATTTCTTCAACGTCATGATCATGATCAATCAGGATAGACACAATGCTTTCGGCAGCATCTATACGATCTACCACGTTGACGTATCGCTTTAGTTCGCCCCAAATTTCGCTTGCTACTTCTGCTGACATTTTATTCCTCCGTTGCGTCGGCTGTACTTACCTCAGTTTTGATGTTCTTGAAGTCAATCATGACCTTGTCCAAGCACCCATCATCATTCTTTTCCCATGCTTTACGGAACTTCTTGATGATCTCGCCTTCGCTGGTGGTAAACACCAGGCTGTTGCCTTCACGCTTGAGCATTTCTTTTTTCTCAATCAAGTCCACTAGGCCACTGTAAGGACTCATACCTGTGGTGTAAGGAATCTTGACCTGTACGCCTTCAAAGGGTTTGGCATAGCGGGTTTTCATAACTTTACAGCCTGCACGAATACCGTTGACGTCACTCACTTTGTTGCCGTCCTCATCCTCTTTCAGCTTCATCTTCTTCATGGCCACAACAATTGAGCTGGCGTAAATGAAACCTTGACCGCCGGAGATTTTATCATCAGGGTCAAACATGTCTTGGCTGGCGTATGTGTGGTTGGTACAAACCAAGCCCACATTGTAACTACCAAACATGTTCACACAGTTACGAACCAATGCTGTCAGTGCCTTAGGCTTACGGCCCAGATCACCTTTCATTTCGCCTGCATCAAACTGGTTCACGTCTGTGGGAGTCAACAGCATGCCCAGTGAGTCAATTACAAACATGACCTTGGGACGCTCGCCTTCGGGCAGGGCTTTGTAATCGCTCATGAATGTACTAATAGTCTTGGCAACATCGTCAATCATGGCCATACTCAACTTGAGCAGTTTACTTTCGCTGGTGTCCACACCCAAGGCTTTGAGCCAGTCTTCGTCAAGTGCGTTTTCACTGTCAATCAGCACCACAAAGATGCCTTGCTCTTGTGCGTTCTTCACAATGTTGCCTGAACAGATGTACGATTTACCTGCGCCCGAGTCACCAGCAAACACTGTGACCTTGCCCAGAGGAATACCGCGATTGAAATCGCCTGAGATCAAATAGTTTAGTGCATAATTGCCTGTTGAAATCCAGTCTGTAGGATCGTTAAAACCGATGCTTAGTCCATCGATTGATTTTGTAATTTCTTTACGGAATTTTGAAACGTCAAAGGGTTTACCCATGAATCACCTATTATTTTTAAAGAACACAGAGGGGGCCCCCTCTGTGTGATTGCTGTCAATTACTTGGCTTGACGGCTACGGATCATGGCCAGGATGTCCTGGGCGTTTTGTCCACTGGCTGCAGGCTTGGCCACTGGTGTCACTGCTACAGGTGTGTCGTCTTCGTCAAAGTCACTTGCGGGTGCAGGTGCTGCCACTTTGAGTGCAGGCTTGGCTGCTGGTGCAGGAGTGTCCTCATCCGCATGTGCGGCTCCAGCACCACCTGGTGCTTGTACACCTGCAGGACGGAAGTACTGACTCCAACGTTCTGTGTCGTAAGGTTGTCCATCCACTGATGCCTCAAACATCTCTTTGATCACCTTCAACTCCACGTCGCCGGGTTTCTTGGGCAGGAATGTGCTCAAGTCAAACAAGCCATGTGTAGCAATTGCCGCTTGTTCTGCTTCAGTCAATGCTGATTCCTTACGTGCCCACTTGCTTGTGCTGTAGTCAGCATATCCACCCTTGCTAGTCTTTGACACACGGAAGTCCAGGCCACGCAGGGTGTCTGTGGGCATTTCTTCCAGTTCAGGATCCATCAGCGCACCTTTGATGGTGGCAAAGATTTGTGGTCCGATGATGAAACGTCGGATGGGATTTTCTGGAGTCTTGTCTTCGGCCAAGGGGTTCTCACGCACAAAGCCTTGGAAAATGTATGAACGCTTCTTCCAGTATTTGCGACCCATTTCTTCAAGGCTCTTGTCCTTGAACCAGGTGCGCACTTCGGCCAAGATAGGACATGCTTCGCCCCACATTTCCACACAAGGTACTTGCACGTACACTTGTTTGGAATCCCCTTCGCCTTTGATGCCAGCGAAAGGCAAACGAATCATTGCTCGTTCTTGCCAGAAAAATGTGTTTTTTGTATTTGCATCGGGAAGGAATCGCAGTGTTGCACTTTGTCCTTCTTCCATGTTCCAATGTGGATAAATTGAATTGTCTCCACCGGTGGATTGCCCACCTTTGTTGCCCTCTGCTGCCTGTAGTCTTGCTCTGATTTCTGCTAATGATGCCATAGTTTTTCTCCTTGATAAGTTGCCTATGTTATGTTGCCTATCTAAATGTTTAGATCTCTGTTGCCTGTGAC